AAAATAAAACCTTAGGGCAAGCCCCTATGACAATTTTTATAGGATAATATGGCATTATTTGGTACACAACGTGACGTTTCTTTAATTAGAAGCCTTAATAGAGAATTATTAGGTGATATAATCACCCAACAGTGTGCTGTATATAAATTGAATTTAGGAGAAACTAAAGTTAACATATACGGAGAATCTTCGGGTGCTAAATATTATCAAGATCCTATACTATTAAATGTTTTACTTGAAAGAGGAGATCAAACATATTCTTCTGGAGATATGGGAGTTGATTATAATAGGGATTTAGAATTTAGATTCTTTAGACAAGACTTAGTTGAAGCTAGTGTAGTTATGGAACCAGGAGATATAATAATGTATTATGAAAGCTATTTTGAAGTTGATAATGTAATAGATAATCAACTTTTTGTAGGTAAAGACCCAAGATATCCATATAACACAAATCCATTAAATCCAGGGTTAGAAGATTTCGGATCTAATATATCTATAATATGTAAAGCCCATTATACACCAGCAGATAAAGTACAAATTACCAGAGAAAGACTATAGTATATGCCAAAATCAAGAAAACCTGTACCAAAATCACAAGAGGAACTTAGTCGTTTACATCAAGAGCCTTATGTTTTTCCTGAAACTGGGGAAACTTTAGGTAATTCAAATACACCTCCTAGTTTTGAGCAATTTACTTCAAAAGAACAAAATGGTTTAGATCATAATAGATCAAATGTACTCTCTTTTAAAGGTGATAAAACTAAACCCCTTACATTAGGTTTACAAGATATAGATGAATCTATAATGTATTATTTTCAAAATGTAATACGTCCTTTTGTTATACAAAATGAGAAAAGAATAGCTGTTCCTGTAATTTATGGTGCTCCTGAAAGATGGAAATCTGCTCAAAGAGATGGGTACTATAAAGATAAAGAGGGTAAAATTATGGCCCCTATTATAATGTTTAAACGTGATTCATTAGATAAATTAAGAACAGCTGGAAATAAATTAGACGGTAACACCCCTAACTTATATGCTTCGTACAAAAAATCTTATAGTGCTAAAAATTCATACTCTAATTTTAGTGTTTTAACTAATAGGAAACCTGTAGAGCAATTTATTGTTAATGTAATACCTGATTATGTTAAATTAACTTATAACTGTACTATACAAACATATTATATTGACCAATTAAATAAAATAGTTGAAGCAATAAATTATGCTTCTGATTCATATTGGGGTGATCCTCAACGTTTCAAATTTAAAGCTTCTATTGATTCATATGCTACAACAGTAGAATTAAATGATGGTCAAGATAGAATGGTTAAATCAACTTTTTCTATAAATTTATTTGGTTATATTATCCCAGATAATATTCAAAAACAATTATCATCTGTTAAAAAATATAACAGTTCTTCCCAAATAATTATAAAAACAGAAACTACTTCAAATCTATCAGATTTAAGTTAAAAATCAATAATAAATTTACATACATATTAAGATAAATAATTTTTAAACTTTTATTTGTTTACTGATATTTATAATAAAATACTATAAATGGCAAAAATATTATCAAAAACAGGAATTACTAATACAGGTGTTGTTCAAGCAGCTCATGTTAGTCAATCAATAGACGCTTTTACAGGAATAGAAGCATATAATATCCCCTTATCAGGGTCATTAGCCATAACAGGTAGTACAACTATTTCAGGTAGTACAACCATTTCTGGTTCTTTAGTAGTAACAGGATCAATTACTGGAGTCCCTGGGTTAATAAATAGTTTAACAGCATCACATGCAATTACAGCTGTTACTGAAATAAATAAAGAAATTTCATCTTCTTATGCTGAAACTTCTTCTATGGCTTCTAACAATTTTATTGTTGTAGGTAACATTTCTGCTTCCGCAAATATAAGTGCAAGTGGATATGTAAGTGCTAGTGCATTTATAGGTTCTAATGTAGTAGTTACTCACCTAACAGCTTCCGCAAATATAAGTGCAAGTGGATATGTAAGTGCTAGTGCATTTATAGGTTCTAATGTAGTAGTTACTCAAATAACTGCTTCTGCAAATGTTAGTGCAAGTGGATTTGTAAGTGCTAGTGAGTTTGTTACACTTGGACATATAAGTGCTAGTGAGTTTGTAGGTGCTAACGTAGTAGTTACCCACATAACTGCTTCTGCAAATGTAAGTGCAAGTGGGTATGTAAGTGCTAGCGAGTTTGTAGGTGCTAACGTAGTAGTTACCCAAATAACATCTTCCGCAAATATAAGTGCAAGTGGACATATAATAGCATCAAACTTGTTCCTACCAAGTAATGGTGTAATATCTTTTGATAATTCATTAGATGGATCTGATCAAAAAATCACAGGAGTTGATAATCAAATTGTCATTGATGGAGATGATCTTATTGTATTTAAAGCTGATTCAGGTGGGTACCAATTTAGAGATACTTCTAATGTAGTTAGAACTTTTATATCACCAATTGGAGATATCACCTCAAGTGGAAATCTATTTATAGGAAGCAATATAACAGCCTCAGGAGCTATAAGCTCAAGTGGTACCATAACTTCAGACATATATGTAACTGCTACTCAAACAGTAGCAGCTGCAGGTTCTAGCATTGGGGATGCAGCAGCAATAGCTGCCACAGAAGGAAAGGTATTTGTTACAACAGATGATGCAGCAAAAGGAGTTAAACTTCCAGCAGTGTCAACTGTAGCGATAGGAACAACATTTACTATACACAATACAGCTGCATCTACAGCATTAGAAATATACCCAACAGCAAATGATAAAATACTCCCTCTAGCTGATGATGCCCCAGCAACATTAGCAGCTAGTACAGCAATGGTAGTAACAGCATTTAGCGCAGATGGATATGTAGGATACTTCACAACAGTAATTAGTTAATAATTAATAATAAAAAAGCAAATCATGCCAATAGTTACAAATGACCAGAACACATCTGATCAAAAAAAGTTTTTAACAGAAGAAGAATTAAAAACATTGAATGAACTCCAATCCAAAACCCAATCCCTGATTTTAGAATTAGGAGAGATTGAAATGATAAAACTTCAAACAGAAAAAAGACATAAAGGTGCTAGATTGTTTTTAGAAGAATTAGAAAATCTTGAAAAAGAATTAACCGAATCTATATTTGAGAAATATGGGAAATCTAATATTAACCCTGAAACAGGTGAAATTACTAAGTTAGATTAATTTAGTCTAGGATATGACATATTTATAATAAAAATAATCTATTAGCAAATGGCAGAAACTATTATATCACCTGGTGTATTAGCTATTGAAAACGATCAATCATTTATACTTGAACAACCTATACAAGCAGGTGCTGCAATTATAGGCCCTACAGTTAGAGGAAAAGTTGGAATACCTACTATATGTACTAGTTATACTGATTACGTTGAAAAATATGGTACATTTTTTCAAAGTGGTAGTCAAAACTACACCTATTTTACCTCTATCTCGGCATTTAATTATTTTAATGCTGGAGGTGATTCTTTATTAGTTACTCGTGTAGTAAGTGGTAGTACAACAACAGATTGGACCTCAGCAACTTCTTCAAGAATAGAAACTTCATTCACAGAAGTACAAGCTACAGCAAGTGTTCCATTTACACCATTTTTTCCATCTTCCTCATTTTTTGTTGATCAAGGTGCTTCTTCTGATAATTTAACAGGAACTTTTTCTATAAATGGTATAACTTTAGTTATTACAGGTAGTACTGTAGATCCTTCTTATGTTAGTGGAGAATTTGATAATACTTCCACTTTAATATATGTCCCTTCAGGCTCAACAGTTGCCCATACTTTAATTTCAGCTTCAGCAGCTTTAGCTGCTAGTAGTTCTATAGCTCCTTATAGTTCTTCTTTAGAATTTATATCATCTTCAATAGAAGCTGCAGTTACAAATAATTTATTATTAACATATATTGGACAAAATTCCTCAGGTACAGGAAACAATCAAGTATTTACTTCAGGAAGTACTGCGGGTAGTAATACTGAATTTACTTTTGGAAATCAATCTAGTAATTCTGGACTTAATACTGAATTGTTTATACTAGAAACTTTAGCAGAAGGGAAAGTAATGAATAGCGTTGGCCCTACAGGATCTAATGGTACTCTATTAAGCGGATCTCTTGAAAATTATAGATGGGAAATTCAATCACCAGATGTAAGTAATGGAACTTTTAGTCTATTAGTTAGACAAGGAAATGATACAACAACTTCTCCTTCTATATTAGAAACATGGGGCCCATTATCTTTAGACCCAAATGCAGGAAATTATATAGAAAAGGTTATAGGTAACCAAACAGAAGAAGTAAAGGAAGATAGTGGAGAATATTATATAGAAAAAACAGGTGAATATGCTAACCAATCAAGATTTGTTAGAGTAAAACAAGTACTCCACCCAACCCCAGAATATTTTGATAATAATGGTACTCCAAAATCTGAGTTTACATCATCAATCCCAATTACCTCCAGTGGTGTTTTTGGAGATGGTAGAGGATCTAATATACCCTCAACAACTGGAAATTATTATAAAAATATTTCAAATGATAATACCCAAGGTTTACAAGCAAGTGAATATTCAACTTCAATCTCCTTATTAGGAAATAAAGAAGCTTTTAAATATAATTTTATTTCAACTCCCGGATTAGTAGCTGATCCTACAAATTTTGCAAGTCATACTTCTCTAATAACCCAATTAATTTCTATGGTACAAGAAAGAGGAGATACTATGACTATATTAGATTTAGTAGGATATAATTCAAATATTCTACCTGTAATATCTAATGCAGGTCTTAGAGATACCTCATTTGCCGCTACTTATTGGCCTTGGACACAATTACAAGACCCAACTACAGGTCAACTCCAATTTGTTCCAGCTTCAACTGTAATCCCTAGTATATATGCTCAAAATGATACTATAGCTTATCCATGGTTTGCTCCTGCAGGAGTAAATAGAGGTGTAATGTCAACAGTAACAGATGTTGAAAGAGTATTAACTCAAAAGAATCGAGACGAACTATATAAAAATAATATAAATCCTTTAATTAATGTTCAAACAGCAGGAGCTGCTCCTGTTGTTATATTTGGGCAAAAAACACTTCAAAAAAGAAAAACTGCTTTAGATAGAGTAAATGTAAGACGTTTATTAATTGAATTAAAAACTACAATTGTTCAAATAGCAGATGGGTTTGTTTTCGAACAAAACACAGATACTACAAGAAATAACTTTTTATCAGAAATTAACCCATATTTATCAACAGTACAACAACAACAAGGTTTAACTTCATTCCAAGTTGTTATGGACGAAACAAATAATACCCCTAATGTAATAGATAATAACCAGCTAGTAGGTCAAATTTTTCTACAACCTACAAGAACTGCTGAATTTATTGTATTAGATTTTAATATATTACCAACAGGTGCAACTTTTCCTTCATAGTAATAGAATTTTAAAAAAATAATTAATATTTATAATAAAACATAAAAATGGCAAATTTTACAGTCTCTCCTGGAGTTTCGTTAAATGAAATTGACAATACTTTTTTAACTTCCCAACCCATACAAGCAGGCGCAGCTATTGTAGGTCCTACTGTAAAAGGTCCTATTGAACAACCTGTTTTAGTTACATCTTATAGTGAATATGCAACTATGTTTGGTGATATTGTTGAAAGTGGTAGTCAAAATTATTCATACTTTACCTCAATTTCAGCATTTAATTATTTTAATTATGGTGGTGAATCATTATTAGTAGCTAGAATAGCTAGTGGATCTTATACATCAGCAACATCTTCAGCTATTCTGAATGGTCAGGGTACTGAAGCATTTTCTTTAGAAACTATTTCTGAGGGAGTTATCATGAATAATACTTCTAGTACTGAACCTGAATTAACTGGTGGTGGACTTGTTTCTGGAAGTAAAGATAATGTAAGATGGGAAGTTAATAGTTCAAACACTTCAGTAGGTAAATTTGATTTAACTATTAGAAGAGGTGATGATATTACTAATAAAAAAATTGTTTTAGAATCCTTCAATGGTATGAGCATGGATCCTAATTCTGATAAATATGTTGCTAAAGTAATTGGAGACCAAAAATTAACATACGACTCAGTAAATAACCAAATGACAACTACTGGGGAATATCCCAACCAATCTAGATTTGTTAGAGTAAAACAAGTACTTACCTCAACACCAAACGCATTAGATGCTACTGGGTCAATGAAACCAGAATTTACAGGATCTCTTCCTACAGCCGCAAGTGCTAGTTATCTAGGAAGAGGATCTTTTGGTGCAGCTACAGGAAAACCTTTTGTAGCCCAACCTGGTAGATTCTATGATAAAGTAAATTCTGAAGCTACTGCATTTGGTGGTGTAGATACACAAGGAGTAATTGCTAGTAATTATGATAATATGGTTACTTTATTGAGTAATACAGATGATTATCAATTTAATGTATTATCAACACCAGGATTAACGGATGAAACACAAGCAGCTCAAATAACAAAAGTTATAACTAATACACAAAATAGAGGAGATAATTTATTTGTATATGACACAGTTAATCATGGTAGTACTGTAACAACAGCAGTTGCTAAAGCTGCTACAAGAGATTCTTCATATTGTGCTACATATTGGCCTTGGCTTAGAATTTCAGATCCAGCAACAGGTAAAAGAGTATTTGTTCCTGCTTCAACATTAATTCCTGGAGTTTATGCTTTTAATGATAGAGTTGCTGCCCCATGGTTTGCTCCTGCAGGTATTAATAGAGGAGGATTAAATACTGTTCTAAGTGCAGAATATAAATTAACAGCTGCAAATAGAGATACTTTA